GGCCCGCTTGTTGCCGTACATGAGTTGCTTCTGCGCCTTGTTGCCGAAGTTCACGCCGCGCACCTTGTAGCGCTGCTCCTTCAGGCGGTCCACGACGCCCGCGCCGAGGCCGCCCTCGTCGATGACGACCAGCGCAGGCTTGTACTCTTCGATGGCGTCGATGACGTGCCCGACCACTTCCATCGTGTCTGCGCCGCGCAGCCGCTTGATGGCGATCAGGTCACGGCCCTGCCGCACCGCGATGACGGTCGCGTCGCTGCCGAACCGCGCCGGGTCGACGCCGATGGCAATGGGCGCCGAGGTGTCCTTGTAGCGAGGACGCTTCATGGCGTCGTCCACGAGGTTGACGGCAATAAACTGGTCGTCGCCTTCCGACGGGAACTGGCCCATTACCTCAACATTCGCTTGGTAGCTATCCGCCCCGTATTCAGCTATGATCTGTTCATAAAGCGCTTTGTCGGTCCCTTCGACATCACGGGCGTCGATATTCCGTGTGTTCCAAAACGCTCGTTTGCTGTTAAATGCTTCGTAAAAATACCCGCTGTTTCGGCGAGGGTTGGAAAACGCGAACCAAAAACGGTTTTCGGTTGGCTCTGAGAAAAACCCCTGCGCCACCTGCCAAATGCTGTCCGGGATGCCCGAACTTTCGTCAAACACTAGCATAACGCCGTCGTGGTTGTGCAAACCGGCGTATGCGTCTGGGTTTTCTTCTGACCATAGCCGCCCTTCGCACGACCAATACCGGGTACCGCGGCGCAATTCGCGCTCCACAATCTCGGTCAACCATTTGGCAGGCATAATACGCGTGGCGGCCACTTCAAACCAATGACTATGGATGGCCATAGCCAACCATTTCGTGATTTCGGCCCATGTGACCGACCTCAACTGGGCCTCTGAGTTAGCGGACACAATGACAGAAGAGCCAATCCGTGTTGACAGCATCCATATCACTAGCCAGCTAACCAATGCTGACTTACCAATGCCGCGACCAGACGCCACAGCCATGCGCAGCATTTCTGGGTCCAGTTTACCGTTGTTTGCGGCGATGTGGTTGCGGATATCAATCAATATTTCTTTTTGCCACCGGCGCGGGCCTTGAAAATGCTCTAGCGGCGTGCTGCGTTCGCCCCACGGAAACGCTAACAGAACAAACGCCAAGGGATCGTTTTTGATCGCCGGCGTCCACAGCCGGGTCATCAACTCTTGTTCTTCAGACGCTGCGTATATAGGCTGCTGCATCATGTTCTCTTTCGGCTTTGACGCGTGCCGCAATGGCGGCGTCTAACGTATCAAAACGCCCTAGGCGCAGTATAGCACCATTTTGGCCTATGTCTGCACGCCATTTTTTGCTTTTGTTGCACCATGTAACGCCAGTCTTACCGGATTTATTGCGCCTGTCGCGGCGGCGGTTTACGTTGTTTTGCGCGGGCGTAGCCTCGCGCAGATTTGCCAACCGATTATCGCTGGGGTCGCCATTTATATGGTCAAGGAAGCGAGAGGGCCATTTTCCATAAACGTACAGCCACACTAGACGATGGCCCCGATAGTAACGTCCATCTACCCGCATAACCAGATATCGTTCGGTATCTAACGACCCTGCCTTATCGCCGGCTTTAACTCCTGCTGTGCGGTTTACGAGCCAGCGAAACTCGCCTGTGTCTGGGTCGTATGACAGTAGACTTTTCAGGCGCTCTTGCGTTATCAGTTCGGTAGCCATCAACAAATTCCTCTTGTTGTTTGGTCAGGAAGCGGGGTGACGTTGGCGCGTCCCCCACTTCCGTATACTGAGCCGCTATAGCATAATGCTCGGCATTTTCAAAGCATCAGAACATCTGGCTGTACGGGTTAAAGCCGCCGTAGTTGCCGTAGGTGCTACCGCCGTAGCCGTAGCCGCCGCCGTAGGGCGCTGCGGGCGGTGGGGCGTAGGCACTGCGCGCCATGTAGTTCATCGGCTGGTAGCCGCCCTGTAGGCCACTCTGGTACGGCTGGAACGGCGTCATGGTGCTGAACGACGGCATCGCCGGCATGTCCGCCAGCGTCGGGATGGGCGCGAACGCCTGCGTGCGCTGGGCGGCCGCTGCCGGGCTGACGCTGGCCGTCGCGCCGCGGGGGCCGCCAAGGCCGAAGTTCATGCCGAATGCGCCGGGCGTGCTCTGGCCGGTGTCGTCCCCGAACGGGTCCATGCGGGTGATCCGCATGTTGACCAGCCCACCTTCCGGCGGCGTGTAGGGCAGGAAGCCGTTAGTCATCGCGTTGCGCATCGACCGTCTCCGTAGCTTGGTTGAGGTCTTCTAGCGCATTTACGGGCGAGTAGATACCCTCGATTACGCGCGTCTGCGCCCGCTCCAGCGCGCCGATGACCGAGATTTGCTGGTCCACGTTCACGTCGATCTGCTGCTTGGCGACCCAGCCGTGCTGATGCTTCAGGATTTCCAGCGCCGCCTTGCTGTCGCCGTCGGCCGCCGCGTCGTAGAGCGTCTTCGCCGCGCTGTATTCGCCGTCCGCCCGGCCTTTCAGTTCAGCCATCTCCACCAGCGGGTCGAACTCGTGCAGTCGGCGATACTGCGCCGGGGTCAGGCCAGCGGCCAATGCAAGGCTGTCGCCCTTCAGGCCATAGCGGGCTGCGTTGTAGATCGCCTCCAGTCGCGCCTCTGTCGCTTCCGGTCGCTCTGGCGTGAACGGCAGTGAGTAGAAGGTCATGGCTGCAACATACTCTGCTGCGCCTTGGCTGGCAAGTGGCGCGACAGCGTCCCCGAATACGCCGCCGCGCCACCCCCTCGACATGAACGCGCTGGAGCGTCGCGCCCATGTGGCTCCTATACCGTAAAGCCATCTGCGGTGTCGGGACGGGACAGTAAAAAAATTTTATTACGAAAAAAATTTTTGCAAAAAATTGTTTGCGACCAGTGCCCGTGACAATCACACGCCGCTCGGCCCCACCCCCTCCCCCCTCAGCCGAAGGCTGCCAGCAAACCAGAGCCGCGCTCTGTATTTTGGCTGGGCCTTTTGGCCGTGGGCAATGTGGGTCATGGAAAACACATTCGCGGCTGGCAGTCAGACACACATCATTAGGTCAAAGTCTACCGGATAGGTAGACAAATGAGAACATCGGCCAGCCAGTCAGTCGATCGACGCAACATTAGAAAAGCCTCACAACAAATTGTGTTGCAGATTGCAGACTGGCCGAAACTTACCCTCAAATGTGCAGCACATTTTGTTATATTGTTGTTTAGAACAAACCGTAAACAAATCGGGAAGATTAGTTTGAGGGTAGCTGAGTAGCCAAAATGCGTCGACGCGCTCTAAGGGGCGTTTCCGGGCAATTTAGACGTATACATTTTTGCAACACTATCTGTTGCAGCACTGCCACAAACTTTGATGCCACAAACTTTGAAGCGCGGGGGCGGAAGACGTCGCGGGCTGGGGGCGTGGGTCATGTGGGTATACAGTTTACAGTTGCGCCAATTTCTATCCTTATTGCGAATCATTCTTAACTACACTAACTTTCAATCCCAAATATCTTTAGACTACCCAAATGACCCACAGACCTTCCAAACCAAGCGTTTCCGCCTAGTTGAGCGTGGGCAACGCCACCCGTTCCGCATACCCAACAACCACCCAAAAGACCCACGCCTACTGACACTCGTGTTAATAGCCCTACCTTGTGGGCAAAATACGTGGGCAATCCCGCGCGTCTGTGGGCAATCCATTGCCCACGGAAATTTCTTCGTTTGGCGTCAATTTTTTTGTTGCACTGCTCACTTTGAGGGTATATTAGGAGACACACAACGACCATAACTAGGAGCAACTGACATGACTGCTTTTGACCGATGGCTTGAGTTTTACACTGACCGTTTCGCGCGCATGGGGTCCGACGCGCTCAAAGGCTACTGGTGGCTTTATGGCCGCGATAGCGAGGAAAGCGCACCACCGCGCGAGATGGCCGCATGGGCCGCCGTTAACGCCGAGATGCAAGCGCGCGGCATGTAACCGCCGATCGACCGGATCTGGCCGACCGATCGACCGGATCCGCCATACAATCCACTACAGTAGAGGAAACGACACTATGACCGACATCGCACACCCTAATTCGATCGCCGTCCCGGCCGCCATGCTGAAGGCCGCGCTGATCTGCGCATCGACCGAACAAGCCCGTTACTATCTGAACGGCGTTTACGTGGATCCGAAAGGCTTTCTCGTTTCGACCGACGGCCACCGCCTATTCTGCGGCAAGATC